CATATGGGTCACTTGCTTTGTGTAATTGAACTTTGTCCTGTTCAGCCAGTCGGCAGCCCGATAACTGCTATCAAACACCTGACCAGTCTCACAACAACGAATTTTCTTCTTCAATCCGTTTCCCGGCATAGCACCGTTTCGAACTGCATGAAGTGAATTTTCTTTGTATGTACACCATTCAAGATTGATTGCTCTGTTATCTGTTTTGTCGAGGTTCTTGTGGTTGACAGCATCTTTACCGGGTTCATGCTCACAAAAAGCTATTGCAACAAGTCGATGAACGCTGACTGTTTTGCTTTTCTGTTCGCATTTCAAATCAACGCTCAAATATCCGGTCTTTTTCAGATTCGGCTTGAGTATCTTGCCTTTGGCAACTCGCTTTTCGCTGTGTTTGATGCCAGTGCAAACAAGCCTATCAACGCTTCTAACCCTTCCGAGCGATGAAACCTCATAGTAACCTTCAAACCCTTTAACAGGCTTCCAAAGTTCCATTATTACGACCTCCAATTAAGTGTTCGTGCTTACGTTATTCAATTTGGCTGCTGATTGTCTTGAACGCCACCTATCAAAATGCGCTCAAGAGTTTCCAGCAATTAAGTAGGATTCAATCGCAACTCACGCTGCGATAGCCCAAAATCTAGGAATGACAACGTTATCGATGTTCTCAGCGAGAGTGGCAGCGGCCTCCATAGTGCCCATGGTGTCATCCATAGACTTACGATCGATGGTCCAGGTCATAGACTTGTCCTGAGTCAGAGTCAGTTCCTGGTCAGCATTGCCAAGTTCAGCGGGAGTGCCGTAGCGGTTGGTGCCGGTGGTAGAATAGTTGTTCAGAGTGGCAAGGTCACGAGAGAAAACGTGGATGGTGCTAACGCCAACCCAGTCAAAGTTCTGGTTGACGATGGAGTTGGTAAGGGAACCAAGAGCAAATCTCTGGTCCACTACCGGAGAATACTTCTCAGCATAAGTAACAGGAAGTGCCATAATTTTTTCCTCCTCCGCTTAATGCGGAAATGTTATTTAACGTGCGTAGGGCGGTTTGATGGAATTGAAGCCCTTAATGAAGGGGTCCTCCTCTTCCTGACTGCCAGTACCGTGTTTCGGGTCAGGAATATTTTTGTAAATCTCCTGCTCAATAGCCGTGCGGAGCTGTGCGTCTCTTGCCTTCTGAATGCCTTCCTGTAATTTGAACAGGGAATCAGTATCGCCGTCATACTGGTAGGTAGCGGCTTTAGCGGCATCTTCCGGGGAGTAGCCAAGTCTGGAATACTGCTTTTCCAATCCGTAAAGAGCGACCTGTCTCTCAAGGCCCTTTACTCTTTCAGCTTCGGCGGCAGCGGCCTCGGCCTTCTCCTGAGAAGCCTTTTCTGTAGCACTGAGGGTGTCCCTGTACTTGCGCTTGTTCTCAGCAGCTTCGGCAGTAGCCTTGTCGAGAGAACGCTTGAGAGTAGCAATCTGGTTCATAAGGTCCTGAACAGACGGTTCATCCTTCTTTTCCTCATTAGCCGGATTCTCAGCTTCAACAGTCTCTACAACTTCGGGATTCTTGATCTCTTCGGGCATTTTCAATTCCTTTCTGCGCTTTTTTAAGTGCATCTCCGCACTTTTGCGTGATTAACGACATTCTCTTGTCGGTTGTTAGTGAGAAATTTGTTAGGGAGTTTTTTGCGCTTTTTAACGTGCATCTCCGCACGATATATAAAAAGAGGCCCCCGAAAGGACCTCTGATTATTGTTATGAAATTCATCCGCCAAATGTGAGCCAACACCGGCAGTTCACTAATTCTTCCGGGTAGTCAGCACCATTGACGGTATCTCTTGGGAACATCAGTAAGGCATTGCCAACGTGGAAGAACTCACCAATCGGGACCGTCTGCCCTTCTGCTTTAACGTGTGTATCTCTCACTCGCTTATCCTGCATAGTGTTCCAAGTCTTAGTAGTAAAACCTCGCATGAGAGCAATGAGAAAATCCTCATAGCCCTCAATCGAATTTGCTTCATCCTCGGCAATGAACTCAGCCCTGTCCTCAGAATCGAAGTACATGTAATAAGGAAGTAAGTCATCCTCTTTGTCCTTCTCGGATTCATCAGGGACTTCATCTTCCGGCTCCTCATAACCTCTTCGTGACGTTCGGGAGCTTTCAGCCGTTTCTTCCTCGTTGGAAGGTCTGATTCTTCGCCGGGAAACATCGTTTATCTTGAAGGCCGTGACGGTGATGTACTCAGCAAGGTACTCGTCAATCTCATGCCCGGACGCTTCAATAGCCTCTCTCAGTCCTTCTTCAAGGTATCTCTGAGCAATGTCAAAGGCATAAGACCCAAGCGTATTGATATACTCGTCAATCATCTTGAGATAATCAGCGATGACCGACTTGATCCGTCTTGCAATAGCTACTCGCCTGTCAACGGCGGGTTTCGGAATATCCATCACAAGGAAATATTCGTCAATCGGCTCAGACCGTCTCTTATAGCCAAGGGCGTTGATTTCATCAAAAGACAGGTAAGCCATAGCAGTTACCTCTTATCAATGGTTGGGCTGTTCTCCGTCTGGTCAGATTCATCAGCAGACCGTCTATCCGTATTCGGGGCTTTCTCGCCAGAACCGCCCTCGGCTCCACCGGCAGTCGGCCTGTTCTGGTAGAAGCCCTCACCGTTGTAAGATTCGCCGGAAGATTCGCCCTTCTCATAAAGTGACTTCTGGAACTTCTCGATACCGTCCTTGGAATCGGCCCAAACCTGTTGCGGGTCGCTAAAGAGGTTGATGGCCTTAATGACCGCCTCACCGTAGAATCCGTGAGAGATAAGGGTAGCGGCGGCATTGGCCTTGACGGTCAGCTCGTAGGTTTTCTGCCTCTTGACATTAGGCTCAACATCGTAAGCCTTGAGAGACTTGAGCGGAGAAGTGACCGGCAGTTTCGGGGAAAGACGGCATACCTTGAGGACCAGTTTTACCTCTTCCATCTTTGCCGCTTCGATATACGCCTGCTGTCTCGTTGCGGAGATTTCAGCAGAAGTCCATCCAGAGGCGTCGCTCATTGCAACACCAGTGGAACCGCCCTTGTTATCGTTCCTCTCAGGAACATTGCACTTCTCAAGGATAGAGGACCGTCTTTCGCTGATGTTTTGTAACATGCCGTTGTAGTCATAAGCGACTGTCAGCGGATGCACAGAAGGAGTTTTACCGTCAGCAGTCGTGTAACCCATGACCCAATCGTTGGAAGTCGGATGCACAACATTGCCGTTTTCATCCTTCGGGAAGTCAATGTTGACACCGAGCCAGATAGCCTGACAGTTGTTCTCAACATCGTTCGAGAAGTCGGAAATCATGAGGTTGAGGTTGTCGCACTCACTGATTACTCGCTCAAAACATCCCATACGATCAGAACTTCTCTCCCACTCGACAATCGGGATTGCACCGAGCGGATTGCGGATTCCACCAGGCATACGAGCGGAACCTACCCTTTCAAGCGTCCATGGCACATCCTTCTTCTCGCTACCAACACCATGCAGTTCAAAGCGCAAGTCCTTAGTGAAAACAGTGAAGAACAGGTCGCCGTCATCATTGAAGCTGTAAGTGACCGCTGCCATGATGCGCCTGTCAATGTATCTGGAAGAGCGGATAACGAACGTGTACCGAGGGTCAAGTACCTCAACACTGAACGGAGAAATGTCATCTTCATCATTGTTGAGGCCAACGTAGGTATATCCAACGCCAGTGATCTCAACGTATCTGCCAAGGTCCTGAGTTTTTCTGCCAATTCCGATAGAGGCGTAGGATTCATTCAGAAGCGCAATCGCTTTTGTTTCATCCTTTGATTCGCCAACATCAACTCTTCCACGCTGAACAAGCGTAATGGGATTGCTCCATATATATGAAGTTTTGAACTCCGTTACCTGGTGGGCAACGTTGTCAACGCAACGAACATCAATATCCTCACGGACCTGTTTCTCTCTGCGAAGGGGCTGTTCACCGGCCTCATACTGCATGAGGTATTCGCAGTTCGACATGTTCATGAGGTGTTCTGCATAGGCCGTCTGTACAATAGGAATGACATTAGCCTCCGTCACCTCTGCAACATCGGTATAGAGGATTCGCCTTCCCCATGTATTTTCATAGTTGACCAAGGTTCACCATCACCCCCTTTTTAGTACGAAAAAAAGCACCCGGGTTTCCCCAAGCGCCAGTGTTTGAAACTATCATCAATTTTCAAAATATTTATCAAAAACGAACAAAACGAACAACATTAGTCAAAATAGCAATCTATATATCTCTTATAGGCCATTCTCACGCTGTCCGCAGTGTTGCCGCCACCCATATGAATAGCAATATCTTCCCATTGCATACCCTTGACCAGACGATAGTTGAGAATACGCCTGATGTGGGAATCAGGAATGTGAGCAATGAACTCTTCTATCCTGCATCGCTCCGCTTGAATATCAACGGACAGTTTATTGAGAGTGGCTTGCGTGTTGAGAAGGAGCAACTTCTGCTGTTGAAGGGAAGTTTTAGTCCGTGAGTAATCGCCGGATGCGTAACCCTCTATGACAAAGCCTTGTACGCCACCTTCTCCGCCATAGACTTTATCCTTGACCACGCCTTCCTGCTCGATGCTCTTCATCCGCTGTTCGATGCGCTCAATTTTCCTGTTGATGCTCCAAATCTTCTCTCTGACTTCGCCGTACTCCCTAACAAGGTCGCCGTACTGTCCAAGGCTTTCTTTCGTCATCGTCTACCTCCAAATGGGGACTGCATGATTATTGTGGGCCGGAAATTGAGTTTACGAGTAATGAAGAGTGCGAAGTTGGCGAGGCAGTCAGGAACATCATCGTGTTTGTTCTTGCCCGATACTGAGTAGGTGACGAGCATACTCATGAAGCGACCGTAATCATCCTTCGGAGTATAAAGCGACTTGTCCTTGAAGAGAACATGTTTCTTAATCCAGTCGGAGTTGACGATGATCCTTGTCTCTTTGTTCGTCTCAGTCGGCTTAGTCGTGACATTACACCGGCAGGAAACAGCATCAAGTCTCTGTTTGACTTCCCACGCAATTCTGTCACCACCGGCATTGCTCTCGAACTCGCACTGCTGCATATTGTGCTGGAATATGATGTTTGAAATCCGGGCATATTGGAAATTGAAATCAGAGCTGTCATCACAGATGGTATCGACCATGTAGAAATCGTCACCATACTGATACATGACAGGCAGTACCATGAAGTCAACGCCGGATGCTTTGGTATCACAAACACCGAGAATAGCATCGGGTTCACCGACCGGCAGAGAGAGGTATCTGCGAAGTTCACTTTCATGATAAAGAAGTCCCTCGCGCTCGACCGGCTGATTCTTGTAAAGGCACTGATAGGAAATGTCATCCATGACAAGTGCCTGATTGTTGTAAAACTCAGCCGAAAAACCGTTCACATCGAACATGAAGTTGCTCTCGCCGGTCTTAGGGTCAATATCAGGAACAGCTATGAAGCACCAACGCTTATTGTTCTCATAAATGGTCTGTAGTCTTCCGATAACGTCCCAAACCGACCACCGGGTGCTTATGTGTATCTCTTTGCATTTGTCCACTTTGCGCTGTAAAGCATCGGTCGCATAGATGTTCCACAGCTTATCAAGCGTGTTCTTGTTCAAAGCCTCCTCAATCTTACCGATCATGTCATCGACCATAAGAAATTTAGAGGCACGGACTTTACCAGCCATTTCAGAGCCAACGGATGCAGTATTCAGCGAGGGGAAGGGCTTGTACTTGCCAACGTTAAACTGCTGCATTTTGGCATTCTGCTGAGAAACTTTGAGGTCCGGGAAAACAGATGCCCAGTTGTACTCAGGGCTTGTGACAATATCCAAGGCTCCGTCATAGTACATTCGGGTAATGTCCGCTGAGTGCGAAAAGAACAGGTTGTATTCTTTGGGCCACCACCCGATAACCGCTGATATAAGGAACTTCGAGAGAGTAGTCTTGCCAGTTCCCGGAGGAAGGGATATGCAAAGACCGTCCAGTTCATCGTCAATCATTGACTGAATAGCCTGAATCAGACCAATCTTGCGGAAACACCTTCTTCTCGGCTGATAGAATCGCTCCTCATAAGGCCGGTCCTTCTCAACATACATGAGGTAGGAATCAAACTGACGATTCTGTGCTTCAAAGAGCATAATTCGCCAATAGAGATTGTTATACAGTTCGGGATTCTTGCACTTAGGGTCAGCTACCTTATTGATGCACTCACGCTTCACTTCATCGGTGAGGTTAAGGACATACTTGCGGTCGCCATAGTCGTTATTGAAAACGCCGCTCCCCCAGGAAACAAGATATTCAACGCCAGTAGGCGAACAGAGATACGACCTTTGTAGTCGCTCGTAAATCTGTCTATCGTCAGAACGCAAAAAAGAGACACCCCCTTCTCAGAAAGTGCCTCTTCACTGCTACCCACGCCCACTTGCGTAGGCCAGATGCCTTATTATAAAATTTTCGTCCGCTTATCTTTGTAGACAGATACTCCGTCTTTTGAGGTTCGGACCGTCACATCATAGCCGTTCTTGATAGCATTAGCCATAAGGACCGCTGCCTGCCTGATTTTCTCAGCAATTTCTACTTCTGTCACTTCATCACCCCTCACTTCTTCAACGCTTCAATGAAGCTCCACGTCCAGTAGAGGAATATGGTGTAGAGGACTTCCGCCCCAACTACCTGACGGATCATAAAGTCAAAGCCCATTGCCTTGAGACTAAGCCAGACAAGAAATGTCAGCGGTACGCCAAGTGCGATAACGGCAACGATTAGCGCAACCGCAAAGGGGAGTGCCTTCTTAAAATCCATATTAGGCCGGAAATTCCTTTCTTTAATATTTTTATGAATGGTTAATAGAAACAAAGTCGTGCCTGTTTTGTCGGTCCGGGTACAGGCATAAACCCGGTAGCAACATTGTGCATATCAATGTCACAGGAGGTAAGAAATGAAAGGAGTACACTGCTCCAAGCGACCAAGCGAGAGTACCGAATCCCTCTTAACAGCTAATAGCTACTTGATCTCACACCAGTAAACATCCGGCCTGACAAAAACCACCAGGCAGATGACAGACCTGGCGCAAAAACGAACCAGATGCCCCCATGATTATCCCTTACAGCAGGATTCGAACCCGCACCTTGTACCTATCCTTCCCAATTAGACGATGCAAGGGAGCCTGCTATAGCGGTTCACTCGCTATTTTTCGTCACAGGCAGTTGGTTATGTGTTGCGCTTCACACAACCGTACCGTCTCGCCATCGTAACCGGTTTACGGTGGTTCCCGGCAGTCGCAGGAGAGGGATTTGAACCCCCGATTTCAAGGTTATGAGCCTTGCGAGATGACCGAACTTCTCTATCCTGCAATGCGACAGACTACAATGCGGCCTGTCAGCGCAAACAGGAGAACATGTATGATGAACTTTCAAGGCAGAAGGGAAGAAGAACCGCAATGAAAGCAATCACCAATTAATTTCTGCCAGTCGAACCGATACCGCCTCTATCAGGATTCCCCAACCGCTCGACCTCAATAATCTCGCAGTCGGGCTGCTGACGCATAATGCGGAACTGGCAAATTCTTGTAAACTGCGGTATTTCACAAACCGACTGTCCATCAGGCAATCGTAAGCAGTACGCCGGGAAATGCCAAATGTCATTGTCTCCCTTGTACGCATGGTCAATTACGCCGATGGAGTTAGGACAAATTACGCCATACCTCTTGAACGTTGAAGAGCGAGGAGCAACTATGGCTTCATACCCGGCAGGCAACTCAATGGAGACACCCAACGAGATCAACCGGTAGTCGCCCTGGTGCATTACAACACGTTCAGCGGTGTACAGGTCATACCACTCACCCTCATGCGCCTGTCTAATATCAGGCATTCCGGGAACGTGGTATTTGACCTTGATAACCGGGTTAAGTATCTCTTGTCGTGCAATCAGCATACTCAGTCTCCATATCGAACAGCCCGTCAGCTATCCGCTCCGAAAGTCCTACATCGGCAGTCACATCAGTTATGCTGTCAATAACTGCCTTGCGAAAATCAGCGTCATTGCGATACTCAGCGAGAAGAACCGCACAAGCCTGTTGCAACGTGTCAATGGTCGCCTGAATGTGAATGTCCGGGTCACTAAGTATCAAGCAAAGCGCAGAGGGATGTGTCTCAAACTTCAAAGTCGGGACCTCACCGGCCTCTATATGCGCCTCAACACTGTGAACCAAAGGAACTTGTACATCACCGACAAACAAGCGTCCGTCACTGAACTCGACCTTGCAAGGCATTGTTTAGCCCCTCCGTCTCCGAGAAGAATCAACGAGCATCACCACAGCTGCAGCACCGATAGCCACGCCCAGGGTAAGAGGACTTTCACTGAGGAACCGCAAGGCTTCACCGACAATCGGAACGTTAGTCAGGAAAGCACCAACGACCATTGCTCCGGCAATCTCTACGACCTCTTTCACGGCGTTCACAGCGCAAAACCTCCAATGGACACGGAAAATGTTTTGAGGAACAGGCGACATGTATCTAAGGCGATACCCGGCACTATTGACCGCTGCCATAATAGCGTCACGGTCGAAGGTGAACCACTCATTCAGCACGCAACGATCACGAAGCCGCTGGTGAAGATAAGTCTCAAGCGACCGAGCCTCACTCATGTCATGGCACTCGATAATGTAAAGGACCCTCAACTCCCTGGGATTACCAGTCTGTAGCTGAGAGAGCCGTCTATCGAGGTCTGACGCTATGCCGATTTTTATAAATTCACCATCGGTGATGAAGTACACGCAATTCATAACCATGGATATATTTAACCACTTATCCGGCTATTGGGCAAGTGAAAGTTAGCTTTTAGCTATCGCTATTTTCGCTTTTAGCTGACTGTCAGGGTAAAAATAAAACCCGGATCAGTAAACAGGTAACGAAAGACTGTTAGGCAAATACTATGCCGTCTGTTAGTGAGTAGAATATTATGTGTGTGGTAGTAGCCCTTTTTCTTTTGGAGAATATTTTGGGGACTAACTACCCTACTTCTACCTTCTGACTATACCCCTATACCGTCTGTTTACCCTTTACCAAACAGAATAAATTGTTTATCACTGTTTACACAATGACTATAAATCTATATCTATTAACAGGGATTAACAGAACAGGCAATGAGAGAATAGCATATTTCAGCACCCGCCAAAACCCGCCACGGCTGAACAGGGATTCACCGAAACGGACGGTCCGACTAATCGAACAACCACCGGCCTTTACGAGCATTAAATCGTCTGATAATGACCGTTTACAGTAAAAGGATTCAATCTATGCAACAAACCGCAGTTTGTGGTATAGATTGGTCCGGTATTCCGTATTTCCGCCCCACTTTTTAACCCATTTCCGACTATTCGTTTTCAGTTTCGGGCAACTGTGGGATTTGGCTACTTTCTACAACGCCACCGGCAGCGGGTCCTTGTTTGACTGGTAAAGCGTCTAAGCCTTGGAGCATGTCGGACCGGGAAAGACGTGGTTTAGATTCCTCACGACTGACACCGGGCAAGCTCCAGCCGTAATAGTGATTCAGCGTTGCCAAAGCGCCGACTTGATTGCCGCCGTTTAGAAGTTTATTAGCTAAACTTTGTTCGCGTTGGCTGTAAAGTCTTTTGATAATCGTTGAACGCTTTTTAGTTAGTTCATTGTCTAAACTATAACTATTTTTCCAGTTTATAAGTCGTTCACCTGATAATCCTATAAAATTGCCAAACTCATAAGGACTAACAGCCTTGTCATATAGTTCACAGATATATAAATAATACTCCATGATCTGGAATATTAAATCAATATCTTTTTCATAGTCCAACACGCTTTTTCTATTCCCTTGTAAGGTTTTATTTGGCTTAAAAACAGCCCGATAAACAAAGCGCAGACAAGCAGAAAACGTATTTTGCGGAGCTTTAGAAAGTGATTCGATATTGTACCGTAGACAAAATTCGTCTATAGC